GGCGTGAGCGCGAGCGCACCGAGCAAAGGCGGGAGCGCGAGCGCGGCACCGATACCTGCAGCAAGTAGAGCGAGAGCGAATAGAGCGCGCATCATTGGGTCTCCGCGACGGGTTCGGCTGCGCGAGCGTGCGCGCGATCAATAACGGCTTCAAATTGATCAATCCCGACGCGATCGACAAGCCGATCGATATCGGCGAGCGCGCGCGTGCGCGCCTGTGCCAGTGTCAGATCCGCCGACGATATCGGCATCCCTTTATAGTGCGCGTTAACGCGTAGCAGGCGATACCCGCTGACCGGGTCGGAAACAATCCACTCTTTGCGGGTGGTTTTGCTGTGCTCGCGATGAAGGGCAAAGATGTGCGCGCGGGTTCCGCGCGTGTATAGCAAGCGGTCGTATTTTGTCGCGATGATCTTATCGCCCGCGCGAAGATTGAAAACGGGTTTCGTTGGCATGGTGAATTCTCCGATTAGGCTTGCGGCGCGCGCTCGAGCAGCGCGATCGTGCGAAGGTCGGTAATCTCAGCGCCGTCGCCCGGCCGATACCATCGGCCATCGTGCGCGTGCGCCAATTGCGTGCCGTGAGTATGAGCGCGCTCGGCGAGCGTGGTTCCGGGTCGATCGTTGACGTGTTGGGGCTGCACGGCGTAAACCGCGCGGTTGCCCGAGGGCAGGGTCACAAGGAAAATTGAATCGGATAGCACGGCCATGGCTCAAGCTCCCATCAAAAGCTTTTTGAGAAAGGGCACAGCAAACCCCGTGAGATTAGACAATTCCCGCAACGTCATGTTCGGGTTGTTGTCGTATATCCGCTTGATGTCATCAAGGGTTAGACCATTAACGGATTTTTTCAGTGTGTAGGCCATGGTGAATTGTCCAAAAAGAGCGCCCTGAAAAGCGCGAGGGTTGATCAGGCAGCAAGCTTGATGTCGATTACACGTTTGCGCGATCCGTGGGCAGGGAATCCGACGATCACGTCGCGCGGGCGTGCGCACAGTTGGCACGTCGCGCAGCTAACGTTATCGCGCTGGGTCGCGGGGCAAACGACGACGCGACGACCGGCCGGCGTGCGCGTGTTTTCGGTCGTGGTGGACGGAACAACGCACACGACCGGACCGGCGCCGGTATCGGCGAGCGTATCCGCGTCGGTGAGATCGTTAGCGCTCAGATTGATCGTGAATCCCCATTCATTGGCCGTTTTGATCCAGGACAAGCTTGCGCCGTCTCGATAGTGTGAATAGGTGAACCCGCGTCGGCCGATGTTGGCAGCAACTAGTTGCCCCAACGCGACCGGATCGACCGTCTCGCCGTCGCCGGGTAAATCGCCCGCTTGATTGTGTCGCCACAATTGGCCGTCGGGCAGTTGCGCGATCTGATCGACGAAGGTTTGCCAATCGGACCCGCGCGCACCTGATGAGACGGCCGACCAATGAAGGGCAAGCGGACCAGACGACGCGTAACACGCGTCGCGCATGCCGCAGCTAGTTGGACATGTCGCGCGCGTCGTCGTTGATACGGGAATCGGACCGGTTTTGACGTTCGCGGATTTTGGGGACAGGTGGACAGTGTAGGACATTGCAGTGCCTCCAAGGGTGAGAAAGCGCGCCCGTGGGCGCGCGGATAGGTGGTCAAATCTTCCAGCGCCCGTAAGCGTCCACAGTGCCGCGTGCTGCTAGTCGGTCCATGACGCGACACAAAACTTCGTTGGCGACTTGATGAGACGGCTTACCATTAGGCATCGTGTAGCACGGTTGCGCGAGTATGTTGCGCGCCCAGTCCATCTCAGCGCGATTAAATTGTGCAGGTTGCATGTTGTGTGCTCCTCGGTTGACGCGCTCACGTGAGCGCATGAGTGAGATTCTGCTACAGATTTTGTAGCATTGTCAAGCGGTTTTGCATGACCCATTGACGCTTGCGACAAGTCTTGTCGCGGGTAACCCTCGCGTGAATACGTGGCCCCCAACGGGGTTGTGGCATGGGTTAGTGGCGCGCCCCCCAGTTTCATAGGGCAATGGGTTATATGGGTTATAGGTTTATAGATGTTATCCAAATAATTAAAAATACTGTATATCCATACAGCAGTAGAAATATGGTGGCGCGCGCAAACCGTTGGCGCGACTAAAACCGGGGTGCCCATGTGACCCAGATGACCCATAAGCCCCGTCCCCCCACGTTTTCAGGCCTTCGTTCAAAACTGTTTATCAATTCAAATGGCCATGACCCATTTGACCCATTAACCCGGTTCGCATGCTACCTGAGACGCAAGCTTGCGACCTTGATGGGCATGACCCATGTGACCCATTGGCCGCACACGCCTACTGGCGTGACGTTATAACGTAGCCAGGCGTGATGTTATAACATCACATTGTGTGACGTGATAACGTAACAGCTGGGGTGTGGGAGCCGGTCGGGCTGGTCGGCTGATAGCCCCCGGTGAGGGCCGGCGGCTGGCCCGGTCAAAAACGGAGGGCTCGCAAGAAATTTTTTATTGCAGTAAAATAGACGCACCACACAATCTGTTACAGCCATGACCTTCCAGTCACTTCCGCTCACGGCGCGTACGCTGGTCGCTACCGAGGCGCGTCTGCAGCGCATCTACGACGCCGCCAAGCTAGGTTTGAAAGGCGACGCATTGGCGCTTGCATCAGGCATGTTGCCCACCGAGTTCCGGCGTCTGTGTCAGATGGACCCCATCGCCGAGATGGCCGAGCTAAAGGGGCGCGCTGACGCCGAGCAGGCGTTAGCTACTGTTATGATGGATGCTGCATTGGCCGGCGACACCAAAGCGGCGTTAGAGGTGCTTCGCCACAGACACGATTGGGTGGCCAAGCAACAGGTGCAGATCGACGTCGCGCAACAGATCAGCGTCATCAGCGCGCTTGAGCAGGCAGAGCAACGCGTCATCGACGTGCAGGTCACCGAGAAACTGGAGCCAACGCTTGCAACAGCCGATCTACAGCGCAGGGGATGAGCAGCAGTTGATGGTGCGGCTCTGGCAGCCGCGCATCAAAGACGACCCGGAAGCGTTTGTATTGTTCGCCTTCCCGTGGGGCCAGAAGGGCACGCCACTAGAGCATTTCACAGGGCCGCGCAAATGGCAGCGGAACATCCTGCGAAGCCTGGCGCAGCACATCAAAGACAACGGCGGGCGTCTGGACTACAACGTCTTCCGGCTGGCTGTGGCCTCCGGCCGTGGGATCGGTAAGTCGGCGCTAGTCAGTTGGCTGGTGCTGTGGATGCTGTCCACGCGAATCGGCAGCACCACGATTGTGTCGGCTAACAGTGAGGCGCAGCTCCGCTCGATCACCTGGTCGGAAATCACCAAGTGGCTGGCGATGATGATCAACAGCCACTGGTTTGAGATCAGCGCAACGCGTGTGACGCCTGCAAAGTGGCTGGCTGAGATCGTCGAACGGGACTTGAAGAAAGGCACGCGCTTCTGGTCTGTGGAAGGCAGGCTGTGGTCAGAAGAGAACCCCGACGCGTACGCGGGCTTGCACAACAGCGACGGCGTGCTGCTGATCTTTGATGAGGCGTCAGGTATTCCAGACCCGATCTGGGACGTGGCGCAGGGGTTCTTTACCGAGAACACGCCACATCGGTTCTGGTGCGCGTTTAGCAACCCCCGGCGTAACCAAGGCTATTTCTTTGAGTGCTTCAACAGCAAGCGCGACTTCTGGGCAACAGAAAACATCGACGCCCGCGACGTAGAAGGCACCGACAAGCAGATCTACGAGCAAATCATCGCGGAGTACGGCGAGGACTCGATACAGGCCAAGGTCGAGGTGTTCGGGGAGTTCCCAAGCGCGGGCGATGACCAGTTCATCGGCCCTAGCCTAGTAGACGCTGCCTTTGGCCGCGCCAAACACAAAGACGAGACGGCGCCGATTGTGATCGGGATTGACCCGGCCAGGTCAGGCGGTGACTCGACAGTCATTGCGGTGAGGCAGGGGCGGGACATCATCGCAATCAAGCGCTACCGGGGCGATGACACGATGACGACCGTCGGGCACGTCATCGACGCGATCGAGGAGTACAAGCCCACGCTGACGGTCATTGACGAAGGTGGGCTGGGGTATGGCATACTTGACCGACTGGTAGAACAGCGGTATAAGGTGCGTGGGGTAAACTTTGGCTGGAAAGCCAAGAACCAGATCATGTGGGGCAACAAGCGCGCGGAGATGTGGGGGCTGATGAGGGACTGGCTGAAGAACGCCAGCATCACGCCAGACCGACAGCTCAAGGCGGACCTGACCGGCCCCAAGACCAAGCCGGACTCAAGCGGTACGATCTTCTTGGAGAGCAAGAAGGACATGAAGGCTAGAGGACTTGCCTCACCCGACGCGGCCGATGCGATCGCCGTGACGTTCGCTTACCCCGTCGCCAGCCGCGAACCCCGCGTCGCTCAGGCCCGCCGCACCTACAGCGACCGCTCATCGGGCGCTACAAGCTGGATGGGGGCGTGATGGCTACGAAATCTGTGAGTCTGGCAGTCGGACGGGGCGAGAAGCGCCCTACAAGCCAAGGCGCGGGCCTGACCGCTAAGGGCAGAGCTAAGTACAACGCAGCTACCGGTAGCAACCTGAAAGCGCCTGCGCCGAACCCTAAGACAGAAGCAGACAAGGGGCGCAAGGCGTCGTTTTGTGCCAGGATGGGCGCAGTGGCCGCCAAGGCCAAGGACGGCGAGCGGGCTAAGGCGTCACTCAAACGAGGGAAGTGCTGACATGAAGACTTGCTTTAAGTGCAAGACCAGCAAGCCGTTTGACTTGTACTTTAAGCACGCGCAGACAACAGACGGCTATCATAGTTGGTGCAAAGAATGCTGCACAGCAGGCAATGAGCGGTCTAGAGCTAAGCAAAATTCCACAATTGAAGGCCGCGCAAGAGTGTTTTTGCAAAACGCCCGAAAAAGTGCTACCAAACGAAAGCAAATTTTTGCTTTGACTGTTGCCGACATTGTCGAATGTTGGCACACCCAATGGGGTGTATGTGCGTACAGCGGACGTCAAATGACGCTTGAAGCGGGGCATTTGCATACGGTTTCCATAGAACGTATTGATAGTTCCGTTGGTTACACGCCAGAAAACACAATTTTGGTGTGCCAAGCAATAAATCGCATGAAATCAGACTTTGCATACGAAGATTTTTACGCGCTGTGCCGAGATGTTGCACAATTTCTTGGTGACGATAGACTAGAGCTTGCGGTTGGAGCGCACAAATGAAAAAACCAGGCAGCCCCGGTCTTTATGCTGCAATTCACGCCAAACAAGAGCGCATCAAAGCCGGATCGGGCGAGAAGATGCGAAAGCCTGGTTCAGCAGGTGCGCCGACTGCCAAAGCGTTCCGTGAGTCAGCCAAAACAGCTAAGAAGAGGTAGACATGCCCCTCGTCAAGTCACCCAGTAAAGCCGCCTTCCGTAAGAACATCTCTGCGGAAATAAAAAGCGGCAAAAAACCGGCGCAAGCCGCTGCAATCGCGTACGCAACCCAGCGCGCGGCAGCCAAACCAATGAAAAAGAAGTAATGGCCTACGACGCTACAGGTATAGGCGGCGCTGCTGAAGTCGCAGACGTAGGCGGCTACGAAGGCGACCCGCCCGACAACACGAGCGGGCATCGGCTGTCGTTAATGCGCGACCGTTTTAGAACGGCGGTCAGCGCCTACAGCGACACCCGCGAAGACCAGTTGGACGACTTGCGGTTCATGGCCGGATCGCCTGACAACCACTACCAGTGGCCAGCCGACGTGCTGTCGGTACGCGGGTCGGTGCAAGGGCAGACGATTAACGCCAGGCCATGCCTGACAATCAACAAGCTGCCACAGCACGTGCGTCAGGTGACGAACGAGCAGCGGCAAAACCGGCCGTCGCCCAACGTCATCCCGGCCGATGACAAGGCCGACGTCGAGGTGGCTGAGATTTTTGACGGCATGATCCGGCACATTGAGTACATCTCAAATGCGGACGTGGCGTACGACACCGCGTGCGACAACCAGGTGACGTTCGGCGAGGGTTACATCAGGATTCTGACCGAATACTGCGATGAGACGAGCTTTGATCAGGACATCAAGATCGGGCGCGTACGGAACAGCTTTTCGGTTTACATGGACCCGACGATCCAAGACCCGTGCGGTGCGGATGCCGAGTGGTGCTTTATCACCGAAGACATCCTGAAGACCGATTACGAGCGGATGTACCCGAACGCCATGCCGGTCAGTTCGATCATGACGCAAGGGGTGGGCGACCAGTCGCTGTCGCAGTGGCTGGGCGAGATGACGGTGCGGATTGCAGAGTATTTTCACTGCGAATATAAGCCTGCCACGCTCAACCTGTACCCGGACGGCACCACAACGTTCCAAGGCACGCCCCAAGACAAGATGATGCGTCAGATGGGGCTAAAGCCCTCCCGGCAGCGCAAAGTTCAGCGCAAGAGCATCAAATGGTGCAAGACGAACGGGTACGAGATGATTGAAGAGCGCGAATGGGCAGGGGCGTACATCCCTGTCGTGCGCGTAGTGGGTAACGAATGGAACATTGAGGGCCAGCTTGAGATTTCAGGTTTGGTCAGGAACGCCAAAGACGCCCAGCGGATGTACAACTACTGGGTAAGCCAAGAAGCGGAAATGCTGGCGCTTGCGCCCAAGGCACCGTTTATCGGCTACGGCGGTCAGTTTGAGGGCTACGAAGAAAAGTGGAAGACCGCCAATACGCAAAATTACCCGTATTTAGAGGTCAATCCCGACGTTACCGACGGCGCAGGCAATATCTTGCCGTTACCGCAGCGCGCCCAGCCGCCGATGGCCCAAACGGGGCTAATTCAGGCCAAAATGGGGGCGTCAGAAGACATTAAAGCGGCTACCGGGCAGTACAACGCAAGCCTTGGCATGACGTCAAACGAACGGTCTGGACGGGCGATTCTGGCCCGCCAACGTGAGGGTGACGTCGGTACGTACCACTACGTTGACAATTACGCCCGTGCAATTCGCTACGTAGGCCGCCAACTGGTCGATCTGATTCCCAAAATCTACGATACGCCTCGAATCGCTCGGATTATTCAGATTGACGGGCAGTCAGACATGGTGCGGCTTGACCCCAACCAGCCGGAACCGGTGCGAAAGATGGTGAACGAAGCCGGTGTGGTCGTGCAGAAGATTTACAACCCCGGCGTTGGCAAATACGACGTCAAGGTGACCGTTGGGCCGAGCTATCTGACCAAGCGTCAGGAGTCGATGGACGCGATGAGCCAGATTCTGCAAGGCAACCCGAACTTGTGGATGGCAGCCGGCGATCTGTTTGTGAAAAACATGGATTGGCCCGGCGCCCAAGAGCTGGCAGAGCGTCTGAAAAAGATGATCGACCCGAAACTGCTGCAAGACGAGGACGATCCCGCGCTGCAAGCGGCCAATCAACAGATCCAAGCGATGCAAGCGCAGATGGAGCAGATGTACAACATGCTTCAGAACGCTAGCAAGTCGATGGAAGCGCAGAAATTACGAATTGACGAGTACAATGCTGAAACGAAGCGTTTGCAAGCCATCCAAAGCGGTATGACGCCCGATCAGGTGCAGGATGTGGTCATGCAAACGCTAAAAGACGTGATGACAGCGGGTGATATGGTCATGGCCCAACAACAAATGGCTATGCAAGGAGTGCCACAGTGAGCTGCGCAGACTTTATCGGCACGCTTTTTCTGGCGCGGGATGTCACCCATTCGGTCCATCTTAACACCAAGTCTTACGCTAAACACGTCGCATTGAACGAGTTTTACGACGGTATTGTCGATCTGGCCGACAAGTTTGCCGAAGCCTATCAGGGCAGGCACGGGCTAATCGGCCCCATCTCGCTCATGAGCGCCAAGAAGAACAGCGACGTGATTGAGTTTCTTAAAGACTCGCTTGCCGACATTGAAGAGATGCGGTACAAGGTCTGCGATAAAGACGACACGCCGTTGCAAAACATCATTGATGAGATTGCAGGGCAGTATCTCAAAACTTTGTACAAGCTTCGCTTCCTCGCATAAGGATGCACGATGGAACTTCTTAATCCTCTTGCCGATGGCAACTTTCCAGCCCGCACCGCGTCCTATACGGGCACGGCTGGCAGCACAGCCACGTGGCCAGCAGGCCCGCAAGGCGTGGTGATATGGTCAACGACTGCGGCTTACGTGACCGTGGGCGAAGGTGTGACCGCGACTACCAGCTCAACGCCGATCCCGGCCAATACGCCTATCCCGTTCATCGTACCGTCTGGCACCGGCGCAGACTGGCGGGTTAGCGCGATCCAGATTGGATCGGCAGGCACTGTGTACGCCAAACCCATCAATATCCGATGAGCTTCGGCATACCCGTCCGAAACGGACTTAGTTTAGGGCTGGGCACGGTCGCCACGCTGGCGACTGACTTTGCCGGCCCTAATCCTGGCCCGCCGTGGATTGTGTTGACCAGCGATGCAACGCCGTACACTGTTGATGAAGAAGTGCTGAACAGTTCAGGCACCAGTTTTTACGTTGTTGAGACTGTGCTGACTTCAGGCGGCACGTCTTACAGCCCAATTTAAGGAGAGCGCCGTGGCCGTTTGTCATGCCCCGGGGTGCACTAAAGAAGCGAAAAATCGCTCTTTTTGCTGGGCGCATTACGAACGGCAGCGCAAATACGGAGCGTTTGACTTGCCCGTAAAAAAGAGTCTGTTTCAGATGTTTGCTGAGTCAGTAGAAGTTGATGAGCCAGACAAGTGTTGGCTCTGGCAAGGCAATTTTTTAAAGACAGGTCTTGGCTACGGACGAATAAACGCCAACCGTAAAAGCCACATGGCGCATCGTCTATCGTATGAGTTTTTGGTTGGTCCGTTAGAAGATGGATTGCTGGCGCTGCATAAATGCGATAATCCCCGTTGCGTAAACCCTCATCATCTGTACGCAGGGACGCACAAAGATAACGCAATTGATCGAGCCACCAGAAAACCGAACAGCTATGCAGTCGGGGCTAACGCAGCAAAAGCAAAACTAACGGAAGATCAGGTAATTTCAATCAGGCAAGACGAACGCTCTTGCTACGCTTTGGCAAAACAATACGGTGTGACACCTGGGCTGATAAGCATGGTGAAAAACCGTAAAGTTTGGAAACATTTAGGAGCCTAGTCATGCCACCCGCATATGAAATTTTGTTGCTCAACACAGCAGTCCCCCAGATCCAAGCTGCACAGTCAGGCGACACCTACGTTGTGCCGAGGGATATTGCGTTTTCGGCTGCGCTTACGCTGTCGGCAGGCACCGCGAACGGAGTGCCGTACCTTAGTAGTCCCGGCAAAGTCCTGACTACGGGGAGTGCGCTGACGTTTGATGGGAGTCAGTTGGGTGTGGGCGTGTCCTTGCCTGTTGCGCCCGTTGAAATTCAAAGTAACTCTGGCGCTACTGCCATCCGCATTCGTGGGAGAGCTTCTGCAAACTCTGGGACTCTGCGTTACTTTTCCAATGATGGCACTACGCAGCTTGCGCGGATTGAAGCAAGCGACAACGCTTTTGAAATAGGTGGGATTGCAAACATCCCAATTACGTTTTTGCAAAACGGCACCGAACAAATGCGCCTGACCTCTACAGGTCTGAAGGCATCTATTGCTGGCACTAACGCTGATCCTGTTTTCTCTTACACCTCTGACACTAACACCGGCATCTTTTTCCCCGCAGCAGACAAGTTAGGGTTTGTCGCTGGCGGCGGGTCAGATCAGATGGTGCTGACCACCACAGGTCTGGGTATTGGGACGAGTTCGCCGGGATTTGCAGTTGATATAGCAAAAGCTACCGCAGTTTTGAGAGTTCAATCAACAACGGGAACGAATAGCGCTTATATGTTCACCACCAATACAGGTGGTGATTTTTACGTAGGGCGTGACAACAGCACAGGGTCAACATTTGGAAGTAACACCGCATACACATCGGTTTTGTGGTCTGCTGGCGCTTATCCAATGGCGTTCTTCACTAACGGCGGCGAACGCGCCCGGATAACGTCGGGTGGGGATTTTCAAACATCGTCTGGTGGCAGCGTCCAAGTAGGCGGCACTGCTGCTCGCGCAACAACCGCTGGCACAAATCGCCTAGACATCTTTGACGGCACTGCTCCCGTAGGCACTCTTGCAAACGGGGTGTCGTTCTATTCAACAGCAGGCGAAGCGCGGGTAATGGACGCAGCAGGAAACGCAACTTTGCTTTCCCCGCACGATACAGAAACAAACGAGTGGATTTTCCATTCCAAGCACACTCCGACCGGCAAGGTGTTGCGGATTGATGTTGAGCGTTTGCTTAAATTCGTCAACGACCATTTCGGTCTTGACGCTGTTCAAGAATTTATTGAAGAATAAAGGAGCATAAACATGACCCCCGTTTGGATGATCGAGTGGTGTGAGACCACCCCGGATAACGCCGACCCTGCCAAAGCAGTTCTCCAAGTCGGCTGGCGCTGCTCTGGCACCGAGGACAACTTCTCCGGTACGGTCTACTCGACCTGCACACTGCCTGCTGCTGATCCCGCGTCCTTCGTCCCCTACGCCAACCTGACCCAAGAGCAAGTGCTCGGTTGGATCTGGGCCAACGGTGTGAATCAGGCGGCGACCGAAGCGGCAGTCGCGCAGCAGATTGAAAGCCAGAAGAACCCGCCAGTCATTCAGCCACCCCTCCCCTGGGCAGCCTGACATGCAAGAGTTCACCATTAAAGTCACGGTCGAAGAAGCCAACATCATTGCGATGGGGCTGGGAAAACTGCCGCTTGAGATGTCAGTTGCTCTGTGGCAGAAGCTGCGCGAGCAAGTGCAAGAGCAAAGTAACTTGACACCGGCCGAGACTACTGTATAAATTTACACCCGTACTGGTGCGGTTCACCAGGTACTCACACTGAGTAGACATGGAAAACACTCCTGAAGTTGTAGCGGATATCCCCGCGCCGGAACAGGCCGCAACGGCTGCGCCTGCCCCCGAAGTAGCAGCAGCAACGCCGGACGAGCAAACCACGGTCAAGACGTTCACGCAAGAAGAAGTGGACGCGATGATTGGCAAACGGCTCGCAAGAGAGCGTAGAACTTGGGATCGAGAGCGCACCAAGGCACCTGAACCCGTCGCAGCACCGGTTTCGCAAGAACAGTTTGAGTCTGTTGAAAAGTATGCCGAAGCATTGGCGACTCAGAAGGCAGAACAACTGTTGCAGCAACGCGAGATCGAGCGTCAGCAGTCTGCGATTATTGAGTCATACCACGAGCGCGAAGAACAGGCGCGGGACAAGTACGAAGACTTTGAAGCCGTCGCGTACAACCCCAGCCTGAAAATCACGACCGTGATGGCTCAAACGATTCAAGCCTCGGATACTGGCCCTGACGTAGCGTATTACTTGGGTCTGAATCCAAAGGAAGCGGATCGCATCTCGCGTTTGTCGCCGTTCTTGCAGGCTAAAGAAATTGGGAAACTTGAGGCTAAAGTCGCCTCCAGCCCTCCCACTAAAAAGCCTTCTAGTGCCCCAGCACCGATTCAGCCTGTTGTTGCGAGTTCATCTCGCGGCCCGGCGTACGACACCACCGACCCGCGCTCACTGAAGTCGATGAGCACGAGCGAATGGATCGCCGCCGAGCGGCAACGCCAGATTCGGGCGTGGGAAGCAAAGAACGGTAGGTAATCTCTATCAACCAAAGGAGTTTTATAGATCATGGCTAACTCAATCCTTACGATTGACATGATCACCCGCAAGAGTTTGGAAATCCTTGAAAACTCGCTGGTGATCACCCGTAACGTAAACCGTCAATATGACGACTCGTTCGCCGTTCAAGGCGCAAAAATCGGTTCCACGCTGCGTATCCGTCTGCCGGACCGCGCGCTGGTGACCGACGGTGCTGCGCTGCAAGTCCAAGACGATCAGGAACAGTTCACCACTCTTACGGTGTCGAGCCAGAAGCACATCGGCGTGAACTTCACGACCGCTGAGCTGACCATGCAGCTCGATGACTTCGCAGAGCGTGTGCTGAAGCCTCGTATCAGCCAACTTGCGTCCAGCATCGACGCTGACGTTGCGAACTCGTTCAAGAACGTCTATCAGTCGGTTGGCACCCCCGGCACCACCCCCGGCACCTCGCTCGTTCTGCTGCAAGCGCAACAGAAGCTGAACGAAGCCGCTGCGGTAATGAACCCCCGCTACGCCACCGTTAATCCGGCGGCCAACGCGGCGCTGGTCGAAGGCATGAAAGGCCTCTTCAACCCGACCTCCACCATCAGTCGTCAGTTCAAGAACGGCATGATGGGCGAAGGCATCCTCGGGCTGGATGAAGTCAACATGTCGCAGTCGATCAAGCAGTTCACGACTGGCAGCCGGACCGGCGCGCACTCGGTGACGACCACCGTGTCGTCGCAAGGCGCGACCACCATCGCCATCACTGGCACTGGCACGCAGGTCATCAAGCAAGGTGACGTGTTTACCATCGCCAACGTGTACGCGGTGAACCCGCAGACCCGTGAATCGACTGGCTCGCTCCAGCAGTTCGTTGCGACCGCTGACGCTACGGCGGTTGGTGGCGCGTACACGGTCAGCGTCAGCCCGGCGATCTACACTGCCAGCCAAGCCCTTGCGACCGTGGACTCGTTCCCGCAAGCCAGCGCAACGGTCACCTTCCTTGGCAGCGCCAGCACTCAGTACCCGCAGAACCTGGTGTACCACCGTGACGCCATCTCGTTTGCGACCGCTGACCTGCTGATGCCGCAAGGCGTTGACATGGCCTCGCGTCAGGTCCATAACGGCATCTCGATGCGTATCGTACGGCAATACGACATCAACAATGATAGGCTACCTTGTCGCATCGATGTATTATATGGTTTTTCTGTCATCCGGCCCCAAATGGCCGTTCGTCTCTGGGGCTAGCCTCCAAAGAGTTGACAGTACGGAACTAGTTGGGGCATACTAGTTCTCCCTAATAGGAGACTAGTATGGACCCTAAAATCTGCTGTATTAAGGAATGCGAGAACGTCGTGTTGGCTTTAGGACTTTGCGACAAACACTGGAAGCGAAACCGTAAGTTTGGTTCGCCGATAGCGGTTGCGCAGCATTCAGGACAGTTTCGCGGCTTGCCGGCCGAGACACGATTCTTTATGCAAGTCAAAAAGACTGATACGTGCTGGGAGTGGATAGGCGCTCGGGACAAAAACGGCTACGGCATGTTTAAGGGTGAAGTTGGCGGAATGCTCTTCAAAAAAGCGCATCGCTTTTCGTTAGCGTTTCACACTGGCGATCTGCTAGTAGGAACGCAAGCGCTTCACTCTTGTGACAACCCATGCTGTGTAAATCCCGCGCATCTCCGCGCTGGCACAAATGCAGAAAACATGGCAGAAAAAATTGCCAAAGGCCGTGCTCGAGCGGCTCCTGGCATTCGCAACCGCGCAGCCATCCTTACAGATGAGCAAGCGGCTGCGATTCTCGCAGACCCGCGCCCTTACGCTGCGATCGCCGCAGACTACGGTGTCACCGCGTCAACCATCGGCAGCTTGAAACAACGGCTTTCTTGGCGGCACATTGCCGGGGAAGTTGTGCACCACAAGCGCGTTGGAAAACAAGGTGAGACTTGCTATGCTGCGAAGATAACAGCGGAAGACGTGCTGGCGATTCGGGCTAGTTCCGAACCAGGAAAAGACTTAGCTCTGAAATACGGCGTGTCGCGGCAGTCAATTACTGACATCCGCAAGCGTCGGTCTTGGAAACATATCTGAAAGGATTTATCATGGCTCTTCCCAATGGTGCTGGTGGCTATCAGGTCGGTGACGGTAATCTTAACGAACCCGTCCTCGGCTATCTGCCCGACCCCGCGTCTGAAGCTGGCGTAACTGCCGTTACGCTAACGGCCGCTGAAGTAACCGGCGGTATTTTGGTGGCTAACCCCGGTACTACCGCCACGACCTACACGATGCCCATCGTAGTAACGTCGGGCGCTACCACCGGCGTCAATGATCTAGTGTCCAGTGCTAAAGTTGGCAGCACCTTTAGCTGGGTGATCGTCAACATTGGTACCACGACCGGCGACATCACGATGTCCGCTGGCACGGGTACGGGTTGGACGATTGTCGGCTCGCTGACCATCGACAACGAAAAGTCAGCCTCGTTTATCGCTCGTAAAACCAGCGACACGACTTGGACTCTGTACCGCGTAGCCTAAGCTCAACCGGGGCTTCGGCCCCTGTTTTAAGGAAGTTACTATGCCGAACAATAAGTCTGTCGGCGTTGCGTATTCCGACCCAGCCCTCACGGCGTTTTATCTCAACGCTCCGGTCACCAAGACCGCCAGCTTCACGCTGGGCGATGAGGAAAACTACGTGATTTGTAACGGTTCTGCTGCCAACGTCACCGTGACGCTGCCCAGCGGTTCTGCTTACATCGGTCGGACCGTCACGCTCAAAAATCTGTCAGGCACCTACACGGTGATCTCGGCGTCCTCAAACGTCAAACCGTTGAACTCGGGCACTGCAGGCACGGCCATTCTGGCCGCGACTGCGGGCGCGTTTGCGACGCTGGTTTGCGAAGACGGGACCAACTGGGTCATCATGGCGGCTGCCTAAAGGGGCGGGGGCTTCGGCCCCCGTTTTTCTATGCCTATCATCTATCTAAGACACCCAGTCCACGGCGATAAAGTAGCAATTGCCGAGCAAGAAGCCGAATTTGATGAACAAAACGGCTGGACACGCTATACTCTGGGCGCAGACCCTGACGGGGCCGTAGACAGCGTGCCGGACAATCAACTCGCACGCCGAGGTCGTCGTCGTAAGGAGACGGTCGATGGCAACTACAGCGGGTGACATTATCACGGGCGCGCTGCGCCTGATTGGTGTCGTAGCAGAGGGCGAATCGCCTTCGCCTGAGTCGGCAGCCGATGCGTTGTCGGCTATGAACCAGATGATCGAGTCGTGGAACACCGAGCGGTTGTCGGTCTTTGCCACAGAAGATCAAATCTTCAGTTGGCCTGCGACTGAGATTAGCCGCACGCTAGGGCCAACGGGTGATTTTGTTGGCAATCGGCCTATTCTGGTCGATGACGCAACGTACTTCAAAGACCCGTCCACCGGCGTCTCGTACGGCATCAAGCTCATCAACCAGCAGCAATACAACGGGATCGCGCTAAAAACGGTGCGAAGCACTTACCCGCAGGTCATGTGGGTCAACATGACCTACCCCGACGTTGAGATGTATATCTATCCAGTACCGACGCGTGTGCTGGAGTTTCACATTGTGTCGGTGGAACAGTTGTCGCGGCCAGCTATCTTGGCCACAAATTTGACGTTCCCGCCAGGCTACCTGCGAGCGTTCCGGTACAACTTGGCCTGTGAGCTGGCGCCTGAGTTTGGCGTTGAGCCTTCGCGCCAAGTGCAGCGGATTGCCATGACGTCTAAGCGCAACCTGAAGCGCATCAACAATCCTGACGATTTGATGTCGATTCCCTACCCCATCGTGGGCAATCGTCAGCGCTACAATATCTACGCGGGCAATTTCTAAGCATGAAGTCGCCTATCCTCGGCGCCGCTTATGTCGCCCGCAGCATCAACGCTGCGGACAACCGGCTCATCAACATGTACCCGGAGTCCACGCCGGATGGTGGCAAGACGGCGGCGTACTTTCAGCGAGTACCGGGGATTCAAGGCATTTTTAACTTAGGCGGCACCGGCGCTGTTCGCGGCATGTGGGTCGTTAAGAACGTCTTGTACGCGGTGGTGGGCGCGCGGTTTATCTCGCTGACGGGAATTGGCACCAGTATTGTCACCCCGACAACTATCAGTTCCAGCATTTCTGGCACCGGCCCTGTCAGCATGGTGGACAACGGCGTGCAGATTTTTATCGCCACTAACCCAAACGGCTACATCTACAACATCAACACGACCGCGTTTGCGCAGATTGGCGATCCTGACTTCCCCGGCGCTGTCACCGTGGGCTACATCAACGGCTACTTTGTGTTCAACGAGCCGAACAGCCAACGGGTGTGGGTGACTGAACTGTTTGACGGCACCAGCATCGACCCGCTGTCGTTTGCCAGCGCCGAGGCGTCGCCCGACAACGTGGTGTCGTTGATCGTCGACCACAAAGAAATCTGGATCTTCGGCAACAATTCGACTGAGGTCTGGTACGACGCTGGCCAGCCCGACTACCCGCTTGCGCCCATCCAAGGCGCGTTTATTGAGACGGGCTGCGCTGCGCCCTACTCAGTCGCCAAGATGGACAACAGTGTCTTTTGGCTGGGCACCGACGCTCGCGGCGCAGGCATGGTGTACCGCGCTAGGGGCTATCAGCCGCAGCGCATCTCGACGCACGCAATCGAGTACGCTATCCAGAGCTACAGCACAATTTCAGACGCGATTGCGTACACGTACCAGCAAGACGGGCACATGTTCTATGTGCTGACGTTCCCCACTGCAAACGTTACGTGGGTGTACGACGCGTCTACGCAGATGTGGCACCAGCGCGGGTACATTTCAGAGACAACAGGCCAGCTAAATCGGCACACGCCTACTTGTATAGCGACACTTGGTACGCGGGTGTACGTAGGCCACGACACGCTGCCTCAGATTGGCTTCTATGATTTTTCATATCTTAACAATGAGTTTACCAACGCGCGCCGGCAGGTTTGGCTGCGGTCGTGGCGGGCACTGCCGCCCGACGCAAACAACTTGAAGCGCACGGCGCAGCACAGTCTACAATTAGATTGCGAGGCTGGCACGTCAGTATTTGCTATCCCGGCTCAAGCAGCGCCGGGTGTGCAAGGCCCACCGTGGGAGGTGTTGACGTCAAACGGGACGATATACAACGTAACTAATCCATCTGTACTAAGTAGCAACGGCACCGCGTATCTGTTCCAAAATGCTGAGTTTGCCATTCAACGCCGACCGGTTAGTAACGGTGAGATGATTGCTAGCCTGCGTTGGTCAGACGATGGTGGCCATACGTGGTCTAACTTGCACGTCACGTCAATGGGCTTTCAAGGCCAAACCGGCCGCCGGGTAATTTGGCGTCGGCTGGGGATGACGCAAAAGTTGCGCGACCGCGTTTATGAAGTCAGTGGTTCAGGCTTTGGTAGCGTTGCCATTATGGGCGCCGAACTGATTGCGAGCGGCACCAATGCCTAACATCACGCGCATCCCCGCGCAGCGTGTGCCGGTCATTGAAGGGCCGGACAACGTGATGCAGCGCGAGTGGTATCGCTTCTTCAACAACGCGTTTACGCTGTTGGGGCTTGGCCAGAACCAGTTCTCGCTGGAAGATGTACAAACCATCCCGGCGATTGATACGCCGCAGCTCATCACCACGCGGTTTGGCTACTTCTACGACACCACGACGCAGACCGCAGCAGCCATCAACGTCGCATACGGCATGACGTTCAACAGCATTGGCTTTCAGCGCGGCGTGACCATTGGTACGCCGACGTCGCGCATCTACGTTGACCGGCCAGGCATCTTCAACATTGAATTTTCAGCGCAGCTCGATAAAATCTCTGGCGGCACCGCGTTTATTTTTATCTGGTTGCGCGTTAATGGTGTAGACGTGCCCGACTCGGCATCCCAAATCCGCATCCAAGGTAACAACGCTGAAATTGTGGCCGCGTGGAATTACCTTCACGAATTTAACGCTGGCGATTACTTTGAAATAATGTGGTCCACCGACGACACAAGCTGTCAAATACTTGCTGCGGCAGCTTCCCCACCGGTTCCGGGCATCCCCTCGGTCATTTTGACCGTCACGAATAACATCTGAGGTCGCACATGGCAACCATTTCACCGACCCCAAAGCTGCAGTTTCTTGACGCTAACGGCGATCCGCTGTCGTATGGTTTGCTATATACGTACATAGCGGGCACCACGACGACTAAGACGACCTACACGACCGCCGCGCAAACGACGGCCAACACCAATCCAATTTTGCTGGACTCGCGTGGCCAAGCGGATGTGTGGCTGCTTGCTGGCGAGGCGTACAAGTTCACGCTGCAAAATTCATCCGGCGTCTTGCAGTACACGGTGGACCAAATCACCGCTGCCGGAACGATGTCCACGCAAAACGCTAACGCTGTTGCCATCACTGGCGGCACAATCAGCGGCGTTACGATTACCGGCCCTATCACCGGCGACGTGACGGGCAACGTAACCGGCAACGTGACCGGCAACGTGACCGGCAACGTCACCGGCGGCAGTGTCGTAGCGACGTCGTACAACGGTGGCCAGCTTGCGGGCTTGCGGAACAAAATCATTAACGGGTCAATGATTGTTAACCAGCGTGGGTCCGGCGCGCTAACAACCAGCACTGGCACTGCGACGTTTTTTAACTCGACCAAAATGCTAGACCGCTGGACGTATTGGGCGGCGACTCCAGCCGTGTTTTCAGTTACGCAATCAACTGATGTGCCCGCATCAACGCCCGACTTGTACTACAGCCAGCGTCTGACGGTTACGACCGCAGACGCCGTGATTGCCGCAAACAATGGCTTTTCTATGCTGCAAATTATTGAAGGTTCTACAGCACGCACGCTTGTAGGAAAAACTTTTACTGTTTCATTTTGGGTGCGGTCATCTGTAATTGGAACGTATTGCCTTTCGCTATACAACGGCAACTGGCCTAGCACTGATGAGAGCTATGTCGCCACGTACCCAGTTAATGTTGCAAACACATGGGAATACAAAACTATTACTGTGATTGGCGGCTTGCCAACTACAGGATCGTTTTGGAACTGGACAAGCGGCGACGGCGTAACTTTAGCTTGGTCTCTTGGCACAGGCACTAATTTTCAAACCGGATCACCTGGCGTCTGGACTACAGACTGGGGTCTGTCTACGATTGATCAGGTCAACGCAGTAGACACGATTGGCAACATTTTTGCATTGACTGGCGTTCAAGTTGAAGTCGGCAACGTCGCTACCCCGTTTGAACATCGCCCGTTCCACATGGAATTGGCGTTATGCCAACGGTACTACGAAAAATCTTTCCCTTACGCCACCGCCCCTGCGCAAAACGTGGGGTCATCATTAGGCGCAGTGCTCGCAACAGGTCAAGTAGCTAATCAAACATTTTCGAGCGCGGTAAACTTTGCAGTTACTAAGCGACGCGCGCCGACTATGACTTTGTACGCGCCAGACGCAGCAACTGCAAACTGGTCTACAAACACCACTACGCCAACTGCGGCTGCGGCAAACATCGGCGACAGCGCGTTTGCGATCACCGGCTCTACTGCAGTGACGGCAGGCAATAACTACTCAATTCATTGGCTTGCTAATGCGGAGCTATAGCCATGTACCAACTGACTAAACATCCAGAAGTAATCCACCGCTTGGCAGATGGCGCATGGATTCCGGCTGATTCCGGCAACCGCGACTACTGTATGTATTTAGCATGGTTAGCCGAAGGTAACCAGCCGTTGCCTGCCGAGGACTGACATGCCTATCAATGCCAGGACGCTGGTCGAAGCGAAGTCAGTTGAGCAAGTTCAGACGACGCAGTACGTGGTGACGGTCACAGCAGTCATCATCGACAAGATGACCGCTACCAATTACAGCGCTGCTGCGCGTACAATCAGCGTCAATCTGGTGCCAGCGGGGCAGGGCGCAGGCGACAGCAATCTAATCGTCAAGGCCAAAACCTTGCAGCCGTCTGAAACCTACACATTTCCTGAGATTGCAGGGCACATCTTGAACACCGGCGACTCGATTTCAACGCTTGGCAGCCTTGCTGCGTCGATGAACTTCCGCGTAAGCGGCAGGGAGATATCGTAATGGGCTTTTTTAGCGATTTAGAAGATTTTGCCAAAGGCATTATTACGACTGTTGGCGGGATAGTTGACGACGTAGCGTCAGCAATTGCGCGACCGCTTGGCGTTCACCCTGACGTAGTTAAAGTTGCTGCCGCCGCGTTGGGGATGTATTACCAAGCGGGAGGTTTTGCTAATGCGGCAGGGGAAGCGGTGTCCGAGGCGGCAGCCGCTGACTTGGTTGCGGCTCACGGTGCAGAGGCGCTTGCGGTTATGGGGGACGCTTCCGCAGCCGCCGAGCTTGCTGCTGCTACAGGCACCGCGCTGCCCTATGGCATAGACCCAGCGATGCTTGCGTCGCAGTTGGCCGCTGAAGGCAGCATAGCATCTGCGGCGCACATTGCATCTACCGCAGGCGTTTCTACCGCGCCGATTGTTGACTCTTTGATTGCAAGTGGTCAGTACGACGCCGCAGTTCAATTGACGATGGCTACTAACCCAATGGAACTTGGGTTTGTAAACCAAAACATTGGCTTGGCAAAAACGGCGGCTGAAGCCGCCACTGCGTTTCCAGTCGCTACATCGCCGCTGGCGGCGCCGTCAGCGTTGGCTGGCGATACATTAGGGGCGTCTCTTTCAGGATTAACTTCTGAACAAATTGCAGCAGCTACGTCAGCGAACGCGCTTGCACCTGGGGCTGCTGCAACTGGCGCGGGCGTGGCTAACGCACTTAGCCCCGAGGCGTTAGCGGCTTACGATGCGTCCGTGGGCTTGACGGCTGGCGGCACCCCCGCGACGCTCACCCCAGAGGCGTTAGCCGCGTATGACGCCTCTGTAGGTTTGACTGCCGGAACTGGTGCTGGTGCTGGTGCTGGTGCTGGGGCCGCTGGTGCTGGGGCCGCTGGTGCTGGGGCCGCTGGTGCTGGGGCCGCTGGTGCTGGGGCCGCTGGTGCTGGGGCCGCTGTTTCGGGCGCTAACGCATTGGCTGACATGGTATCCCCCGGCGAGGGCATTGATGCTTCAATAGGAGAGGCGTATACCGACCTTGGAATAGGAACTGCTGGTTTGGGCGCCGGCGCATTCGACACCCTTGCCAAGTTTGCCAAGGACTACGGCGTACCGTTGTCGGCGCTCATCAGCGGCATCACCGGCTCTCAGGCCGCGCAGTCAGCCGCTGACACGCAGGCGCAGTCAGCGCGAGAGGCGCGCGATCTTGCAAAGCAGATCTACGAAAAGCAGGTCTCGCTGCAAGAGCCGTTCCGCACGGCAGGCATCACCGCACAGAACCAACTGCTGACGCTCTTGGGCCTGCAGGGTGGCACGCAAGGCGCTGAGTTTGGCAGGTACGCACGCCCGTTTGGTATGCAAGACTTCCAGGCCGACCCCGGCTACGCGTTCCGGATGTCAGAGGGCATGAAGGCGCTCGAGGCCAGCCGCGCGGCGCAACGGGGCGGCTCTACGGGTCTGTTGTCAGGCGCTACCGGCAAAGCTCTTCAACGCTACGGCCAAGACCTTGCCTCACAAGAGTATGGCAACGCCTTTAATCGTTACCAGACCGAGCGCGTTAACCGTCTGCAGCCCCTTGGCGCTCTGATGGGCACTGGCCAAGCTGCAGCATCAAACCAAGGCGCGGCCGCTGGCCAGTACGGCACGACTGCGGGTGGGCTGACAACCGACATTGGCGCAGTGACCGCAGGGGGACAACTTGGCGCGGCTCGCGCAATCAGTAACGCACTCAGCGCGTACGGCAATTACATGGGCAATCAGAATTTGGCTCAGGCTATCCGCGAGTCTCAATACATTCGGTAAGGTGTAAACATGGCCGTCAGACCAGAACTGTCGTTGAACGTCCCGACGTTTGAGCTGCCCAATCCCCTTGCGCAGATGGCGCAAGTCACGCAGATCCAGAACGCTCTGCAACAGCAGCGTATGGGCGACATCCAGATGCAGAACGCCCTGCGCGAGCAGCGGCGCAAAGCAGAAGAAGCGCGCCTCAAAGGTGTGATTAGCCAAGCAGACATCGTAGGGCGCGTGCTGGGCGCGGCTAAAGATCAAGATTCGTTTGACTTTGCAGTTAGAAAGCTGTCGGAGCAAGGTATCTTCAAGCCTGCCGACGTACAGTTTTTGGGGACGACGTACGACCCGGCTCGCGTTAAGCAGATTCTTGACACCACCATGTCACAGAAAGATCGGCTCGAGGCAGCGTTTAAAGAACGCACGACAGTGGCTACTGAGACAAAAGCCCAAGCGGCTGCGTCACAAGCGCAGACGGCGGCACAAAAAGCGCAGCGCGACCGCGTGCCAATGTCCGTGCAAGAGTTTGAAGCGTTTAACCGCATGGCGCCAGACCAACAGGCGGCGTTTACGGCGTTCCGAGCCAGCCAACGCCCAACGACTACGATTACAAATGACCTTCGTCAAGAATCGGCGCTTGTTACAGCGCTGGGCAAAGAGCAGGCAGAGGCAATTGCCAAAGGGCGTGAGGGTGCGTCATCAGCGGCGAGTAACTTGGCGACCATTAACACCGGTCGCCAGTTGCTAAAGGAAGGGGTTATTACGGGCACCGGCGCAGAGTTCCTTGTGAACTTAAACCAAGCGCTCAAAACGGCGGGCATTGATTTTGGGTACGCCGACGCGGCGGCTAACTCGCAGGCATTCAGCGCTAACATGGCGCAAAGCGTCGGCCAGCTTATCAAACAGTTTGGTGCGGGTACGGGCCTGTCAAATGCTGACCGCGAATACGCTGAAAAAATGGCGGGCGGCAAAATCACGTTGGACGAAAAAGCTATCCGACGCATTCTTGACATCAACGAGCGCGCGTCTCGCAACGTCATCGCAACGCACAATAAGTTTGCTGATAAAGCAGGCAAAGCTGCCGAGGCATTTAAGGTAGAAGAACCAACATTTGAGCCGATAGATTTGCCTTCGTTGCCAGCAGCGCCGCGCAGCACAGTACCGCGTTTGCGCGGCTCAGCCCCTAGCGCCGCGCCCGTTCAGACACCTGCGCCAGCAACCGCGCCCGCTGCGGGCAGCGCTAAATTTATCGGGTTTGAGGAACAACAGCCGTAAGGAATGCCGCTATGCCAGTCGCACGGTTTGAATTGCCTGACGGCCGCATTGCTCGGTTTGAAGTGCCAGAAGGCACGACACCCGAACAAGCGCAAAAGTTGATTGAAGCGCAACTGCCGTCTTTGATGGCTGCTCCCGCAACAGCGGAGGCAGCAGCGCCTGCCGCTGAAGCGACTTCAGCAGCGCGGCGTACTTATGCTGCGACAGAAGTGCCGCTGGCTGCGGCTAAAAATTTGCCGGCTAGCGCAAAACAATTTGCCACTGGGCTGTATGAGGCAGTTACGCAACCGGTTCAAACTGCAAAAGCAGTCATGGACGTCGGCGCTGGCGCGCTTCGCGCTGTCATGCCTGAATCAGTCCGCGCGTTTATAGATAGATTTGACGCTAACCCCGCCGCTACCCAGCAAGCTATGGACATGGCAAATGCTGTAGGCGGCATGTACAAAGATCGCTATGGCTCCTACGAAAGCATTAAACGTACGTTAGCTGAAGACCCTGTAGGAGCCGCCGCTGATTTGTCTACGCTGTTAACCGGCGGCGCGGGTGTTGCACGGACCGGAGCGGGGATTAGCCAACGAGCGCTAGGTGCAGGCGCAGGTGTGGCTCAACGTATGCAAGCACCTGCTGTGGCAAATGCTTTAGCTGCAACAGGCGCAAACGTAGGCGCGCAAGCATCTCAAATTGCAAACGCGTTAACTACCGCCGCGACGGCTACTAATCCACTGTCAGCGGTCACTGTCCCGGCGCAAGCGGCGCTTGGCGGGGTGCGACAAGTATTTCCAAGCTCGCTTACGGCAAAACAACAGCAGAATCTACCGCGTGATACGACGCTAGCGGCGGGGCAAGCAGAAGGCTATGTCGTGCCGCCTGGTAGTGTTGATCCTGTTTCTGGCCGTTTTGTGATGGCAGAACGAATTGCCGGCAAAACGATGCTTGAACAGATGATGTCGGCTAAGAACCAAGAAACAACCAACAAGTTGGCGCGGCGTGCGGTTGGGCTACCCGAAGACGCACCGTTGACGTCCGAAGCATTGCAAGGTGTCCGTAAGTATGAATTTGCCAAAGGCTATGAGCCAATCAAACGGCTAGGTAACATATCTATTGATAATAACTACATTAACGATTTGATAGGTATTGAGCAAAAATTTAAGGGCGCTGCTAATTCATTTCCGCAGGCTGTCCCTGATCCGGTGGCCAAACTTGTCAATTCATATCTAGTGCAAAAATTTGACGCCCGGGATGCTATCGAAATTGTGCAAAAGTTGCGAAACGATGCGTCTGCCAGCTTTAGAAAAGGCGACAACGACAGTGGATTCGCGCAAAGAGAAATTGCTAAGTCTTTGGAAAATCAAATTGAACGAAGCATTTTTAACAGCGGCGTAGTAAACGCATCTGAAATGCTGGATGACTTTCGCGCCGCTCGGCAACGAATGGCTATCAGCCATACAATTGAAGATGCGTTGCGCGAAGGCACTGGAAACGTTAGTGCTCAAAAACTTGCCAGCCGACTGCAATCTGGCAAGTATTTGTCCGGCGACTTGAAGACCGCCGCAGAATTTGCAAGCGCGTTTCCACGCGTCACGCAAATGCCGCAACAGTTTGGCACGCCCAGTTCCGGCGCGATGCTGGGCACAACTGGCGCCATAGGCGCGGGGCTTGGTGCGCTAGCAGGCGGCGCACCTGGCGCGGCGATTGGAGCACAAGCGGGGGCAATGGCGCCGAACATGATTGCAGCCACCATGCGCCGGTATCTTATGTCCGGCATGGCGCAACGAGCGGCGCAACCGCAATACGACCCGCTTGCCGAACGATTGATAAGTGATATTGCGGCGCGTAATGCGTTGCTTACGCAACAAGCCGGTCAAATGGTGCCGGTAGATAACGCCCTTGCGAGGTAATGAATGGCAACCGCTAACGAACTGGAGGGTCGCTTGAACACGCATGAAGCTGTCTGTGCGGAGCGCTGGACTGAGACGATTCTGCGCATCAAGCGGCTGGAGCATATCTTGATTGGCGCGGCGGGGGCGATTATCCTGCTGCTCTTGGGGATCGTCTTAAAGGTTCACTGATGCTTGACCCAATCAGTCTGTTGGCGACTGCTACCGCTGTCTTTAACGGACTGAAGAAGGCGGTCGAGCTGGGCCGTGAGGCCGAAGACATTTTCGGCCAGCTAGGGAAATGGGCGTCTGCGGTCAGTGATCTACAAGAGTGGATGAGCGGGGCGCAAGCTAAGCCCCCTCTCTTTGGCCGGATCGTATTTGCTAAATCTGCCACCGCCGAAGCGTTTGATGAGTATGCGGCGCAGGTAAAAATCCGAGAGATGGAGAAGACTCTCTATAACTGGTTTCATTATGGGCCATTGCAGCATCTAGGTAGAGATGGGTACATTGAGTTCACCCATATGCGGCGGCGCATCAAAGAGCAGCGCGAAAAGATGATTTACGAACAGATTAGACGCAGGAAGAGGTTCATCAAGAATACGTCGGATGCTATCTTTATCTCTGTCGTAGTGGGCATGGGATCAATCATCATGTTCCATATTGTCATGTTCATCGTGGACCGGTGGCCGAAATGAACTACATCTTTGGCATCATCGTCCTGCTCATGGCCGTATTGATGTTAGCCCTTGCGGAGGTTAGTTACTGATGCTTCCCATCGTCGCTGGTATCGTATCTACCTTGATCCAGAACAACCTGCCCAAAGTCGCGCAAGCGGTCGTGGACAAGGGGCTTGATTACGTCCAAGAAAAGACGGGTGTAGAACTCAAGCCCGACATGAACGCCGAAGACATCACGCGCCTGCGCGAGCGGGCGATGCAGCATGAAGAGTTCATGGTCGAGCAGGCGAACAAGAACACCGCTGACGCCCGCGCCATGCAGATCGCTGCGCTCATCAACGGCAACGCCATCAGCCGGTCGTTCGTCTACGTGCTGGCGACCTTCTGGTCGTTTGTCGCAGCGGGCTACATCTTCCTGATTACGATGGTGAAGATCCCGACCGACAACGTGCGCTTTGCCGACACGGTGCTGGGCTTCATCTTGGCCACGGTCGTCGCCACCATCCTCAACTTCTTCTTTGGCTCGAGCGCTGGGTCCAAGGCCAAGCAAGACACCATCGAGAGCAAGAAATGAAAGAGAACTGGGACGCCGCGCTAGCTGCTGTGCTGCATCACGAGGGCGGTTATGTTCATCACCCGCTCGACCCTGGCGGCATCACCAACCTCGGCTGCACCAAGACAACCTGGGAGCGCTGGTGCGGGCGCCCGGTGGACGAGGGCGAGATGCGGGCGCTGACGCCCGCTGACGTGGCGCCGCTCTACAGGGAACGATACTGGGACAAGGTGAAAGCCGACGAGCTGCCGGCGGGCGTGGATTACGTCGTCTTTGATACGGCCATCAACTCAGGCCCAGGCCGCGCGGTCAAGCTCTTGCAAGAAGCCATCGGTGCCACGCCGGACGGCGCGATCGGGCCGCTTACGCTGCGGGCGATCGCGGCCATGCCGGCGGCAGAGGTCATCAACAAGTTCCAAGACAATCGTCTGGTCTATCTTCAGACGCTACCCACTTGGCCCACGTTCGGTCGGGGTTGGGCACGTCGCGTAGAGGAAGGTCGAACTGCGGCGTTACAGATGTGTCAATCAGCTTAGCGATGTACCACTGAGCCTTCCGCAGATCCTCGACGCCGTTCTTCTGCTTCCAGCGCCACAGGTACTTGATGGCGTTGGCCGTACAGACCGCATCCAAGCCTTCCAGTCCTGCGGTCGCTGACGCCAGCGCGTCGATGCACTCCACGCCGCCGCGTGTGTAGTGCGGTGGGTGGTTCACCATGTCTACCATTTCGCTTCTCCAAGTTCAGTCGTCATATCCGCGTGCGTGCGGGTACGAGTTGACCATCGGTCGGTTGTAGGTGGCTCGCGGTGGGGTAGGCTCGGGTTCGACGGGAGCGGCCACCGTGGGAACGGCCATGCGACAGATGTGCCAGGTGCGCTGCTGGGTGCGCATGACTTTGCCTGCTTGTTCAAGTTCATTGAGTGCCTTTTGTACTGCGGATTTGCTTAACATGAAATAGTCGGCAATCTGCTTGACGGTGACCGGGCGCTTCCGGTCAAACAGATACCGTTCAACCTTGCTTATCGCTGTCATTCCGGTCCTCGCTCTGAATGCCAATCTGGTGCCGCAGCAGCCGCGCCTCGACCACAGTCGCCGCGCAGATGTCGCGTGCGCGGGTCATGTCGTTCTCCATGATGGCTTGCCAAATCTCGTCCACCATGCGCTTTAAGTTCAAGTAGCCTTCGCTGTAATCAACCACGTCCGACCTCCGAAATGCGTGTGGGTTGTTGGGCGCGCGCCCACTTCTCATGGTACTCCGGCAGTTCAGACGGCGGCACCCAGCCGTACCGGCGCCACGTCTTCTGCACGTCAGTGGCCACGCCTACGGCGTAGATCGCGTCGCGCGTTTCAAAAGATCCAGCCTCTCGCGGGTAGTGCGTAATGCTGCCACCCGCATGTGCATGCGCTCGATCAGCGACACGCGCCGTTGCCCGTTCAGTTCCGCTTCGATCAGGTTCCATAGTTCCTCCTCAGTGAGTGTGTTAAGCCTTCGTTGTAGCTCGCGCCAATTCAATTTTCTTCTCCAAGTTTGCAACCTCCGCAAGCACCCGGTTAAGCGCGCGTTGGGCGGCGTTGAACTCCCGCTGCCGTATGCGCGCCTCTGACCGGGCGGCCTTTAACTTCTCATTCCATCGGTTCACTTCAATGCCTCCAGTGCCAGCGACGCCAGCTCACGTTTGTCGTGCAGTGCGCTCCAGATCGTCTCGTCGATCGTGTCCTTGGTCTGCAGCACATAGTTCCAGACGTCGCGCGTCTGGCCACCACGGTGCAGTCGCCCTACCGCCTGCTCGTAAAGCTCCAGCGACCACGGCAGAGACATCCAGACCATGCGCGACTGGCCTTGCAGGTTCAGCCCGTGCCCGGCCGAGGCCGGGTGGGCCGCCAGCATCTCGATCTGACCGGCGTTCCACCGCAGGATGCTGTCGTCGTTGTCGAGCGTTTGCAGGCGTGGAAAGCGCGCCTTGAGCGCCGCAAGCTCGGCCTTGTACTGATACCAGACCAGCATCGGCGCGCGTTGGTTCTCGTCGTGCAGGTCTTCGATCGCGTCCAGCTTGTGCGACGACATCCAGATCGTTTGTCTGTCGGTGTCGTAGACAAACCCGCTGGCGAGTTGTTGCAGCTTGCTTGTGACCGCTGCGGCGTTGGCCGCGATCACCTCGGCGTTGGGGTAGATGAGCGCCATCTCGCGCTTCATCTCGCGGTAGTCGTCCATCGGCATGGTCTGCTCAAGCAGCACCGTGTGAAGCGGCGGCAGTCGGTCGCGGTACTCGCCAGGCTCCAGCACATACGTCCACGGCTTAATGCGCTGCATGACCGCCTCAAGTGCGCCTGGCAGCGCCACGTAATCGCCGTAGTCACGGTTGACGCAAAAGAAGTATTGCTGCTGGAACGCGCCTTTGCTGCGCCCCAGCATGGTCTGGTCAACGATCTTGCACTGGCCAAAGACGTCTTCCAAACCGTTGCTGGTGAAGCTACCCGTCAGCCCCCACCGGATCTGCATCGGGTCGATGACGGCTGAAAGCGCCTTAAACCGCTTGCCGCTGGAGTTCTTCAGCCGCGTCAGCTCATCAAACACCACGGCATCAAAGTTCATGTCTTGCTCGGCGAGCCATTGCAGGTTGTCGTAGTTGGTGACCACCACCTGCGTGTTGCCGTGAAGCGCCGCCAAGCGCCGCGCAGGTGAGCCGACTGCGACCGCAAGCTTGAGCTTGGGCACCCACTTGCGCGCCTCGTCCGGCCAGACCGACTGCGCGACGCGAAGCGGCGCGAGCACCAGAAAGCGCGAGGCGTAGCCATCGGTCAGCATCGCGTGCATGGCCGTCAACGTGATCGCGGTCTTGCCTGCGCCGACTGGCGCCAGCACCAGCGCGCGGTCGTTGGCGTAGAGGAAGTCAGCGGCTTCGTCTTGATACGGTCGAAGGTTCATTCTCAGCCTCAAGTTCACGCAGGTCCATCGCTACGTCCGCCACGCCGTGCCAGTCACACCGCGCGATCATGACGTGCAGGTACTCTCTCAAAATGCGGTGCTGCGTTTCGTAATCGCTGTAGTCAGTCATGCTTCCCCCTTTATGCCGTGTGCGGCTTCGATAGCTCGGGCAAAAGCAAAGGCAAGCCTCTCATCTGTCGCCCGTAGCGTCTGGTTTGTTGCTGTGATGTATGCCGTGTAGATTTCGCCGTTTGTCAGCGGCTTGCGCTGTGGTGGGGTGGTGTAAAGCGGTGCAATCTTTTGCCATCGAGGGTTGTTTTTTTCAAAACCCCAGTCAACTTGTTGCGTGTCTACGCACTCTGTCAGCCCCGTTTCTTCGTGCTGGAATAGCCACGCCACCGGCTCCTGCGCCTGCTCGATTGCAGCGCGGAGAGCGGCAATGACATTTGCATCAGGCTTAGGATTTTCTAAATAATTCCACGCTTCCAACGCCTCCAGCGCCTGCTTCATTGCGTCAATGCTCATGTGTTCTTCTCCTTCAGCTTGTATACCCATCCTTAACAACTTTGTGCAGTGTTTCAGTCAGCGCACCGATCAGTTGCAACCTGTCTTGTGTCGGGCTGCTCTTGATCTTGAACTGACCACGATCTTTCCAGAACAACACAACGATCGCTGTGTCTGGGTTTTCGTCGATAGCTTCATAGAGTATTTCCGCTGCGGCCTCTTTGTACTTGTCTGTAATTGCTACCGGTTGTAGTTTGGTCATCTCACCCCCTTGATAAACGTATCGACGTCGTCCATGTCCCACAGCGTCATGTGGTTCTGACCGAGCGCCAGCATGTCGCGTTTAAACAGCTCCTGCAGCGTGGACAGGCGGCCGCCTATGCGCTTGACCTCAACGAACCACACCACGCCGCCTGGCAGCACGACCAGCCGGTCGGCCACGCCCCGGTGGGCGGGGCTGACAAACTTGTACGCAATGCCACCGATGTCCTTGACCCGGCGCACCAAGTACCTCTCAATATCGCGTTCTAAAATTTTTCATCTCCTCAACTGCTTCAAAGTTTAAGCTGTTGCAAACTTGAAAGCAAGTGTGTACCATCTGGTTTTGCAAGTCAACTACAGGAGAATCAAATGCACTCAAAGATCGTAGGCGGCTCGACCGCAGAACGTGTGATCAACTGCCCCGGCAGCGTGGCGCTGGCCGCGCAGATGCCCCCGCAGGTCGAGAACGAGGCCATGCGCGAGGGCACGCGCCGGCATGAGCTGGTCGCAGAGATCCTGAACGAGAAGATCGACTCGCGTTCTATCGACGACGAGAAGGTGCTCGAGGCGCTGGACCTATTCGACAACGAGTTCGACCCCAAGGGCTACGCGTTGTTTGACGTCGAAGAGCGCGTTGAGTTCCCGTGGAACAAGACGATCTTTGGCACCGCCGACGTCATTGGCGTGTTGTCAGACACCAAGGCATTTGTAATGGACTTCAAATTCGGTGACGGCTATCAAGTCGAGGCCGAAGAGAACCAGCAACTGATGTTTTACGCCGCAGCGGCGCTCGAGAGCGGCCACTGGTCCATGAAGGGCCGCACTGATGTCGAACTGATCATCATCCAGCCGCCTTTCATCCGGCGCTCGATGATCGACATCCGGCGCTTGCACGACTTCTCTGCCGATCTCAAGCGCGCGGTCAAGCAGGCGCAAGCGCCTGACGCGCCGATCGTCGAAGGCAGCCACTGCCGCTTCTGCCCGGCGAAGGCCATCTGCCCGCAGAAGACCGGCGCTGCCGAGCGCGCGGTGCTGGTGGCGATCGACAAGATCGGGCCGGAGCAGATCGGGCACTGGATGGACGTCGCGCAGAACCTCGAGGACTGGGCCTCAGACGTGCGCAAACTGACCCAGAAAGCGCTCGAGGTGGGCAAGCCTGTGCCGGGCTGGAAGTTAGTCAACAAGCGCGCCCAGCGCTCGTGGGTGGATGAGAAGGCCGCGCACGCAGCGCTTACCGCGCTTGCGCCTGCCGTGACGTTCACTGAGTTGATGTCGCCTGCGCAGGCCGAGAAGGCGCTGAAAGCGAAAAAGATGAAGCTACCCGACGGGCTGACCGTCGCGGTATCATCGGGGTTGACCATTGCGGAGGAGGCAGACAGCCGACCCGCAGCGGTCACAATCGGGACGACGCTCGTGTCGGCCCTTTCTAAACTAGCCTAAAGGTGAAAATGATGTCCAATCTCGTAAAGTTTGCTCAAGCAGGTCTTCCCGCAGTTCAAACGCTCGCCAGCAGCCTCCGGACGCTGGAAACCGTCGCGCCTACCCAGTCGGCCATCCTGAAAATGGACAAGACCGGGCATTGGGTGTTCGGCGCGGACCAGACCGAGGCCGAAGACGACAGCCGCTGGGCGGTCAACCCCTTCTCGTTTGTCCACGGCTTTATTGCGTGGGGAGATGGTGAGGTGTTGGGCGAAAAGATGGCGTCCGTCACTCAGCCGCTGCCTGAACTCGACACCGCGCCTCCTGGCGCGAAGAAGGGCTGGGAGCAGCAGGTCGGAATGATGCTCAAGTGTCTGAACGGCGAGGATGCGGGTCTGGAGTGCCGCTACACTACCACCAGCGTCGGCGGTAAGCGCGCGGTGCAGGAGTTGGCTGTGGCGATTGCCACGCAGGTAGAGAAAGACCCGTCGAAGCCCGTGCCGATCGTCTCGCTGGGTAAGGACCATTACCAGCACAAGTCGTACGGCCGCATCTACACGCCCGTTTTCAAGGTCGTCGAGTGGGTGTCGATGGACGGTGAAGCTGACAAGGATGTCCAAGAACCGGACGCCCCTGCGGCGGATAGCGCTGAAGGCCCACGCCGTCGCCGGCGCGCGGCCTGATGGTGACGCCCAGCCGGCGGTGGCGTAAAACACCGGCAGCTTGCCACGCCCACGTGCAGTGTCTCCTCGGACGGGGGCAAGCTGACAGCCGGGAAAGACCGGCAATCCAATCCACTACAGTAGAGTAAACGATGATTCTCTGGCTTGACTTCGAGACGCGCTCCGAATGCGACCTGATCGCACGGGGCGCTTACAACTACGCGATGGACCTGAGCACCACGGTGCTCTGCATGGCGTATGCCTTCGATGATGAGGACGTGCAGGTCTGGACGCCTGATCAAGAATTTCCGTTTGAGGTCGGCGCGGCGATTCTGCAAGGCGCGCAGATACGTGCGCACAACGCGGCGTTCGAGCGTCTCATCTGGACCTATGTGCTGGGGCCGGACTACCGTGCGCCCGTGCCGGCGCTTGAGCAGTTCTACTGCACTGCAGCGCAGGCTCGCTCCAACTGTGCGCCTGGCTCGCTCGAGGACGTCGGGCGTTTTGCGGGCGCCAGTATGAAAAAGGACCATAAAGGCGCGCAATTGGTCAGAAAATGCTGCATTCCACCGTTCAAGCACACGGCGCAGGACATGCAGGACTTGTTCGACTACTGCGCTCAAGACGTGCGCGCCATGCGAGCGGTGAGCAAGGCCATGCGCGACCTGTCGCCCGACGAGCTACGCGACTATCACGTGAACGAGCGCATCAACGACCGAGGCGTGCTGGTCGATGTTGACCTGTGTCACGCGGCGATGCGATACAGCGAGGCCGAGCGCGTGGAGATTGAGGCGCGCGTCGTGGAGTTGACCGAAGGCATGGTGACGAGCGTGCGCTCACCTAAGATGCGTGCGTGGGTGCTAGACCGGCTGGGGCCGGAGGCCCGCAAGCTCGCGCGGTCTAAAGAGCGCGATTCCATTGACAAAACCGTGCGCGCCAATCTGTTGGCGCTCGCAGAGGAAAACCCAGATGAAGTACCGAGCGTCGTCTCCGAAGTTATCCAATGCGCCGACGACCTATGGGCGTCATCGACTGCGAAGTTTGGCCGCCTCGCGGCGTTGGCTGATGACGAGGATTCGCGCGTTAGAGGCGCATTTGTATTTGCTGGAGGCGCAGCGACAGGTCGAGCTAGCTCATATGGCGCACAGGTTCACAACTTCCCCCGGAAGGCCGCCAAAAAGCCCGTTGAACTTCGACACGCCCTCGTTCGAGGCCACAGCGTCGTTCCAGCCTACGGATCGCGAGTCACCGACGTCCTGAAGTCAATGCTCCGGCCCGCGATGATGCCCGCGCCCGGCAAGTCGTTTGTCGTGGCCGACTGGTCGGCTATCGAGGGCCGGGTCAACCCGTGGCTGGCTGCGTCTGCGGCGGGTGAGAAGAAGCTCGACATCTTCCGCGAGCGCCTTGACCCGTACAAGGTCAACGCCGCTGCGACGTATGGTGTCCAGTATCTGGACGTCACCGATGAGCAGCGCCAGGTCGGTAAGGTGCAAGAATTAGCGCTCGGATTCGGCGGGGCGACCGGCGCGTTTGCCGCGATGGGCCGGGCGTACGGCGTGCGGTTCGATGAGCCGCAAGCGCGTCGGATCGTGGACGCCTGGCGTCGCGCGAACCCGTGGGCCGTGGCGTTCTGGCAGGAATTGGAAAACGCCTACATGAGCGCGATGCGTCACCGTGGGCATGAGTTCAGCGCGGGCCGGGTGACGTATGTTTATGACGGACAGCACCTCTGGTACATGCTGCCGAGCGGGCGCGTGCTGTGCTACCCGTACGCCAAATTCGAGGGCGAACACTTGACTTACTGCAAGGCCGCATGGAAACCGGCGGCTGATGCGACCGAGTGGCCGCGCGCGCGCCTCTGGTCTGGGCTTGCGTGCGAGAACGTGACGCAGGCAAGCGCCCATGACATCCTCAGGGTTAATCTGCGCCAATTGGACGCAGACGGACGCAGTCGGACTGTATTGCACGTTCATGACGAGATCGTCGTTGAGACAGCCGACCCGGACCGTGCCAAGCTAGAGCTTGCGCGTATCATGACAACCCCACCGGCGTGGGCCACAGGATTGCCGCTGGCCGTCGAGGCCAAGGTGATGGAGCGTTACGGGAAATAAAAACGCCCGCGGGCAAGGCGGGCGCTAACTACCAGGAGAAATGCGTTGAACTTCGTTGATTATCTCACATCCCTCGCCGCCGAGGGCGAAACCGTACTTTTCGTGCGACAGAAACCGCGCAAGGGCGGCGACGGTGGCTTGCAGTACCACGCGGACGGGGCACTCAAGGCGACGTGGCCCGCGTACCTGCCCGAGCGGGCGCACACGTCCGAGGGCGCTTGGTACTGCAATACCGGGTCATTTATTCTCGACCGCTTCACCGACGGCAAACCGTCTGCGGGCGCGGCGTGCTGCGAGTACGTGATCTGCCTAGTGCTCGATGACGTCGGGACCGACAAAGCCCCCAAAGCCTCGCCCGTGCCGCCGACGTGGATCATGGAGACTAGCGCCGGGTGCTACCAATGGGGCTACGTCTTTGGCGAACAGCCGACGAAGGGCGCATACAGCGCGGCCATCCGCGCGATCACTCAAGCGGGCTACGGCGACACCGGCGCCATTAACGCGGTCAGGAACTTCCGACTGCCGGGATCGGTCAACCTGAAGCCCGACAAGGGCGGTTTCAAGGCCCGTCTGGTCGAGTTCCACCCGGAGCGCGAGTTCGACCTGCCCGAGCTTTGCGCTGCGCTGGGCGTCGAGCCGGGGCCGGACGACAGCGGCGGCGTGCGGCCGATTCGACTGAGCGACGACGGGTCCGACGACGTGCTGGCGTGGTTGTCGGCGCAGGGGTTGGTCACCGAGCGCCCGAACGCTGAGGGCTGGGCCGGTGTCGTGTGCCCGAACTCGAGCGAGCATAGCGACGGTTCGCCCGAGGGCCGTTACCTTGCCGCGAACCGCGCTTACTGCTGCTATCACGGCCACTGCGATGGTTGGGACAGTCAGCGCTTCCTGTCGTGGGTGGCCGAGCAGGGAGGCCCGCGCCACACGCCCGGTCTGCGGGATGAGCTGCTGGCCGCCCGCATGGCCGAGGCGATGCGCAAGCTCACCCCGACCGAGGCGTTCCCGGACGCTGCGGCGGCCGTGGTGGCCGAGGTCGAGCGCCGGGAAGCGGGGCGTGTTGAGCGGGACGGTTGGTTCGCGCGGTTTGCGTACCTGCACGCCGATGACGGTTACTTCGATCTGATCGAGCGTAAACAGTATTCGCGCAGCAACTTCAATGCGGTCTACCGGCATGTCACCTGCTGGTCGGTGCACGCCGGGTCAAACGGGAAGAAGCGTCGGGTCGAGGCGTCAATATCGTTCGACGAAAACCGTCAGGACATGGGCGCGCGGGTCTTGCAGGGTGTTACCTATGCTGCGGGCGAGTCGGTGCTGGTCGCGCGCGCTGGGGACGTCTACGCGAACCTGTGGCGGGACGCGCGGCCGAAGGTCGAGGGCGAGGCAGACGTGCGCCCGTGGTTGGATCTGGTCGAGCGCCTGCTGCCCGAGGCGTCCGAGCGCGAGCACCTGTTCGATTGGATGGCATTCAAGGTCCAACACCCCGAGGTCAAGATTAATCACGGCGTGCTGCTGGGCGGCGCCCCCGGTATCGGGAAGGATACGACCTTCGAGCCGTTTTTGTACGCGGTCGGCGGGCCATCGCGCGAAAACGTCGCGTTGATTAAAAATGAAGAATTGAATTCTCAATGGGGCTATTCGCTGATGGCCGAGGTGCTGGTCATCAATGAACTACGCCAGGCTGATGCGTCCGATCGGCGCGCGCTCGAGAATCGGCTTAAGCCCTTGCTCGCTGCGCCCCCGGAACTGATACCTGTTAATCGCAAGGGTTTGCACCCGTTCGACGCTTTGAACCGGCTTTCGGTGGTCGCATTCTCGAATGAGCGCATGGCGATCACGCTGCCTAGCGACGATCGGCGCTGGTTCGTGTTGTGGTCGGACGCGCGCCCATTGACGAAGGTCGAGGGCGCTGCGGTTTGGGACTGGTTCAAGGCGGGCGGGCGGGCTGCGGTCGCGGGTTGGTTACGCTCGAGGGACGTGAGCGCATTCGCGCCTGGTGGCGCGCCCCCGTTTACGGAAGCGAAGGCGATCATGCTATCGGCGGGCCTGTCGCTGGTCGAGTCGGCGCTGGTCGAGATGATGCGGGACAAGCGCGGGGAATTCGCTTTGGGCGCGATTAAAGCCCCCTGGCAGGCTTTGGTTGACCGGCTGCAGGCTCAGATGCCGGTCGGGTCGAAAGCGAGCGTGCATGCCCTGTTTCATGCGCTCCGCGAGGCGGGTTGGATCGACCTGGGCCGGGTCAAGGCCACGCCGAACGGTAGCAAGGTCCACTTGTACGCATCGCCCGATACGCTCGAGCGGGTCGACGGCAATCGCGCGGAGATTAAACGTATGCTTGATAACGCAAGCGGGTCGGTCGGGCTGAAGATCGTGAAATAGAAAAGGCCCGCGCGAGCGGGCCTGTAGGGTTGGACGGGCGATCGGGTCAGAGTCTGAGCACGATCGCAAGGATTGCGGCCGCGAGGGCGATCAGGGCTGCCGTTACCATGTGATATTCCGCGCGATACAGTACTGATCGACCGCTTCGGCCATTGGCATGCCGGAATAAAAATAGTAAAGCACGGCCGGCCATTCGATCCGGCCGGACAGGCCAGGCGCGCGGGTTAAGAGCGCATCGGAAAACCGAGCGCAATAATCGGCTTGGCGTTCGGCTTTGGTTTGCCCATAGTGTCGTCTCATGTCATTTTCCAATGGTAAACATAGCAACGATTAAGCCTGGCGTGAGCGCGAGCGCACCGAGCAAAGGCGGGAGCGCGAGCGCGGCACCGATACCTGCAGCAAGTAGAGCGAGAGCGAATAGAGCGCGCATCATTGGGTCTCCGCGACGGGTTCGGCTGCGCGAGC